CGACTTCGGCTACTCGCATCCGTTCTCCTGCGGATGGTGGGCGATCGACTACGACGGCAGGGCGTACCGGATACTGGAGCTGTACGGCTGCACAGGAGAGCCGAACGTAGGCGTGAAGTGGACACCGGACGAACAGTTCCGGCGCATCCACGAGATCGAGACACAGCATCCGTGGCTGAAGGGCAAGCGGATCATCGGCATCGCTGATCCTGCGATATGGAAGGCGGAGACCGGCGAGAGCGTGGCGGATACTGCAGCGCACCATCAGGTGTACTTCGACAAGGGAGACAACCAGAGGATCGCCGGCTGGATGCAAATGCATTACCGGTTCATGTTCGACAAGGACGGGATCCCGATGATGTACATCTTCAACACTTGTAAGAACTTCATCCGCACGATCCCGCTGCTGATGTACGACGAGCACAAGGTAGAGGACATCGACTCCAACCTGGAGGATCACATCGCTGACGAGACGAGATATTTCTGTATGAGCAGACCGATATCGCCGAAGGTAGTGGAGCCGGAGATCCCGATCACGGATGATCCTCTGAACCAGAGAGTATATAAGCGCAAGAGCATATTTGTATCACACGGAGGCTGACAATGGCTGAGATGAGACCAAACGATCACAAGGAAGAATGGCAGCGTAAGGACTGGCAGAACAGACCTTACCGATCCGGCGCAAACAAAAGGCCGAGGCAGACCGGCGAGAACGCACAGGAAGAGACCGACACGAACGGCGTATTCATGCGTGGCGCACTCGCATCCCGGAACCAGCCGGACAACTCTACGCCATATCAGCCGACACCAGAACGCATGGAACAGTTCCAGGAACAGGGAACGGCTGCTGCCGCACCAGCTCCGGCGGTACAGGCAAGTATGGTCGTTCCCATCGGCCGGGACCAGATCCGGAAGGCTCAGGAGATCCTGCAGAAGTACAAGCGGGGCAAAGAAAACTACGAGTCGAAGATCGTCAAAAACGAGAAATGGTGGAAGATGCGCCATTGGGACATGATGACGACCGAAGACAACCGGACTGATCCGAAGCCGGCATCCGGCTGGCTGTTTAATACTATCATATCCAAGCACGCGGACTTCATGGACTCATTCCCCATGTCCGACATACTCCCTCGCGAACAGGGTGACGTGGAGGAGGCTCAGAGGCTCTCCTCCATCATCCCTGTCGTGATGGACCAGAACGGGTACCGGAAGGTCTACTCTGACGAGGTGCTGTACAAACTGAAGCACGGCACCGGCGTGTTCGGCGTCTTTTGGGATCAGAGCAAACTGAACGGACTCGGGGACATCGTCATCAAATCGATGGACATCCTGCAGCTATTTTGGGAGCCGGGTGTCACTGATATCCAGAAGAGCCAGAACTTCTTTAGCGTGGAGCTGGTCGACAACAACCTGATCGAGCAGCAGTATCCGCAGGCGGCAGGACAGTTACAGAAGACATCCGATACCACGATCAAGAAGTACTGGTACGACGAGACAATCGACACGACCGGCAAGAGCGCGGTCATTGACTGGTACTACCACAAGACCGTGAACGGGCGCGACACGCTGCAGTACTGCAAATTCGTGGACGATGTCGTTCTGTATGCGACAGAGAACGACACGCAGGTCCCGACGACGACAGTGAACCAGCCGGTGCAGACGGAGCAGGGCGTCGTGATGCAGCCGGTCGAGGTACCGTCCGGGCAGGCGATGGCGACGAAGGGACTGTATGATCACGCGAAGTATCCGTTCGTCTTCGACGTCCTGTTCCCGGAGGCTGGCATGCCGGTCGGCTTTGGCTTTGTGGACGTCTGCAAGAATGCGCAGGCGTCAATCGACATCCTGAATAACTGCTTTGAAAAGAACGCGCAGTATGCCTGTGCACCGAGATACCTGACGCGGAACGACGGCGGGATCAATGAAGAGGAGCTGGCGAATCCGAACAAGCTGGTGATCCACGTCGACGGGAACCTGGGGAACGATTCCTACCTTCCCGTCACGCCTCCGAACTTTGTCAGCGGTAACTACCTGACACTGCTGGATCAGAAGGTCAACGAGATGAAGGAGACCGCCGGCAACAGAGACGCGGTCAACGGCGGCACACAGCACGGTGTGACTGCTGCCAGCGCGATCGCGGCGATGCAGGAAGCATCCGGCAAGACATCGAGAGACCAGATCAATACCACGTACGAGGCGCACAAGGAAGTTGTGACACTCGTCATCGAGCTGATCCGGCAGTTCTATAACATGCCGCGCCAGTTCAGGATCCTCGGCCAGATGGGAGAGCAGCAGTTCGTCCAGTATTCGAACGAGAACCTGCAGCCCCAGCATCAGGGCATCGAGTACGGTGTGGACATGGGATACCGCATGCCGTACTTCGATGTAGAGGTCACAGCCGAGAAGGCAAGCTCATATTCCAGACTCAGCCAGAACGAGCTTGCGCTGCAGTTCTATAACAACGGATTCTTCAATCCTCAGTACGCGGATCAGGCGCTCGCCTGCCTCGATATGATGGACTTCCAGGGGAAGGACACCATGATGCAGAAGGTACAGGCGAATGGCGGCATGTATCGTCAGATGCTCATGATGCAGCAGAGGATGCTCAGCATGGCGGAGATGATCGACGAGCTGACCGGCGGGAAGTATGCGATGGCGGAGCAGATGGCGCAGGAAGTGAACGCGAAGCTGGATGCGGACGCCGGTGCGGTCGGTGCCCAGGCGGCGATGCCGAGCGTGGGGCAGGAGAGCTCCATCACAGCGGACGCACGTAAGCAGGCGGCGGAGACGGTGAATCCTACATGACGAAGATCTACCACGAAGAGAAGGGCGACGAGATCCTGATCAGTGCACAGGGACACACGGACAGCCGCGTCTGCAATGCGGTATCGGTCCTCCTGGATACGCTGGCGATCAGGCTGCATGAAGTGTCGAAGAACACGCACAGAGAAGCGCACAGCGGGTACCTGTATCTACGGGCGAAGGGACGGTTCGTCCGGCCGGCGTACGACACGATCATGTGTGGGATACGCCAGCTCGCAGAGCAGTATCCGAAGGACATCGAGCTCATAGAGGGGTGCCCTATATTTGACAAGGAAAATTAGAAATAATGGGCATACAAGGGTCGTGACCTACCACAGACAATGAAAGGAGCAGATATGCCCTACAAGAAAATCCTGATCGACCTTTATCGCTTCGATGAAGGTGACGCAGGTACAGCCGCTGATACAGGCGCCGCGGCCGCCACACCAGCAGAAAATCCTTCGGGAGAGCAGGTCGCACCTGCAGCCGGGGATCAGACCGGAGAAGACTCATGGGAGTCGCTGATCAATGGTAAGTACAAGGAACAGTATGGCAATGCCATAAAGCAGGCCGTAGATAGGAGATTCCGTAACTACCAGGACAACCAGTCGAAGCTGGACGCGATCGATCCGATCGTGCGGACACTGGCACAGAGGTACGGTATCGAAGCAGACGACACAGGGATATCGATCGACGCACTCTACGACGCCGTCATGGGGGACGACTCCATGTACGAGCAGGAAGCATTCGAGCGCGGAATGTCGGTCGAGGACCTGAAGGAGCTGAAAGCTCTCGAGAGGGAGAACAGCCAGCTTCGGAGGATACAGGAGCAGGCGCAGAGCCAGAACGAATGGAACAACATCATGGCGCAGGGCGAACAGCTCAAGCAGATGTATCCGGACTTCAACCTGCCTGCTGAGATGGAGAATCCACAGTTCGTCTCACTATTGAGGACACTGCAGAGGTCCGGATTCCCGGGAGCACTGCAGAGGACGTTCGAGGTCATCCACAAGGACGAGATCATGGGAGGCGCGATGCAGTACGCGGTACAGCGCACGCAGCAGCAGATCTCCAACAGCATCCAGTCCGGTATGAGACGGCCGCAGGAGAACGGCACGTCACAACGGTCCGCAGCCGCGACAGGCGGTCTTGATCCTTCTACGCTTACCAAGTCACAGATAGACGAGATTAAGCGCAGAGCCGAGCGCGGGGAGCGCATCGTGTTCTGATAAAGGAGACAAAGATGAAAGACTGGACCATCGATCTTTACAGATTCGATCTGAACACAAACGTCACCACGGCTGACAACAACACCACACCTCCGCTCAACGACCTCAGCCCCACCATGAAGACGTTCTACAAGACGTCTCTCCTGGAGAACGCGAGGAACGAGCACTACTTCAACCAGTTCGGTCAGAGACAGCCGCTGCCGAAGAACAACGGCAAGAAGGTCGAGTGGAGAAAATTCGATACTTTCGCGAAGGCTCTTACGCCTCTGACTGAAGGTGTCACTCCTGACGGCAACAAGGTCAACATGACCAAGATCGAGAAAGAGATCGAGCAGTACGGCGATTACACGACCGTTTCCGATCGTCTCGAGCTTGAGGCGGTTGATCCTATCATCACCGCGATCACCGAGGAGCATGGCGCTCAGGCGGGCGACACGCTCGACACCATCACCAGAAACGAAGTCATCACCGGCACCAACGTCATCTATGCAGGCGGACAGGCGTCTCGTGCGAACCTGACCAGCTCTCACAAGCTGACACCGGCGCTGGTCAACCAGGCATTCACGTTCCTGAAGAAGATGAAAGCGCCGACCATCAATGGTTGCTACATCGCGATCATCCATCCTTCGGTTGCGTACGACCTGAGAGAGAGCACGGAGTGGCTGGACGTCCACAAATACGCGCAGCCGGCTGAGATCTACAACGGCGAGATCGGCAAGCTCCACAACGTCAGATTCATCGAAAGCACAGAGCAGAAGATCTGGGTCACCACGAACGGTGCGGTCTATGCGACCACGTTCTTCGGCAAGGATGCATGGGGCATCATCGATCCCACCGCGGAATCGCTCGAAGTCATCGTGAAGCAGAGAGGCTCCGCCGGCACCGCTGATCCGCTGGATCAGAGATCGACCGTCGGCTGGAAGGCATCCCATGCCGCGAAGATCCTGTACCAGGAGAGACTGGTGCGTGTGGAATCCGGTTCCTTCTACTCCGCAACAGACACAGCTAACTGATAAGGAGGCCGTATGGCAACAAGGAAGAAAGCGGAAGTCGTAGTTGAGGAGCCCGTCCTTACTGAGGACGAGGCGAAGGCAATCGAGGACCTCTGGAAACAGATGGTAACGGTGAGACTCCCGAAGGCCACGAACGGTGAAGCAAACAGCGTCATCGCCAGCGTGAACGGAAGGGTCTTCCAGATCAAGCGGGGTATCGAGGTTGACGTCCCGGCACCGATCGCTGAAGTGCTCAGGCACAGCATGGAAGCGGAAGCCGAAGCAGACGAATACATCGAAAGCCTGCAGAAGGAACCACAGTAAAGCACAAGGGCGGGGGCAGGGGAACCTGCTCCCGTTTTTAGGTAAGCGCATGACAGTCGCTGAGCTGATTCAGAAATACAATACCGAAAGACAGAATTCTCTGTCAGACCAGACGAAGATGCAGTGGCTCCATAGGTGCGAGCAGATGGTGATCAATGACGTGATCCTGACGCATGAACCGCCTGGAGAACACTTGCGTGATGCTGAGAATATCGAATATACGGCTATCGGTCCCATGCGTACCGGGTCGTATGGCGAGGACGGTGTCCTGCACTTCAATTTCGAGCATCCGGGGGCTGCACTCACGCGTGTGGATTCGTATGTAGAGGACAACGTCCTGCACTTCAATGACACCACGGATGAACCTGGGGACGGATTCGGCATGGAAACAGAGCTTCTCATTCCGGAGCCGTACGACGATGTGTACATGTACTACATCGACCAGCGGGTCGCGTACAACAACAACGACATCCGGCGGTACAATACGGCGTCACAGCTCTTTAACAACGCGTACATCACATATCAGCAATGGTATAACCGAACGCACAGGGCACGCCAGCCGAAGCCGCATCTTCTCAGACACGAGGTGCTGTAATGTTCCTGCCTCCAGTTACCGAAGACAACAACACCAGAGCCATGATTGATACGTGGCTCGGGTATAACCATAATTACAGAGCCAATCCGGGCGAGTTTTGGGATGAGGAGAATCTGTCCTCTGACCAGTTCCCGCTCTTTTCCCCGCGGAAACTAAGGCCCGTCCTTATTGAGCAGGAGAACATCCGCGGGACGATCCTTTATGCCGGGAACCTGTGCTACCTCGCCGGCGATAAGTTCCACTATGGGGAGCAGGTCGTCGACCTTGCTGGTTACACACTGGCGACGAGCACATCCCAGCAGCAGATCATCCCGTACGGCGCGTACATCCTGATCATGCCGATGGGCGTCATCATCAATACGGCGGACCTCACCGACGTCCAGGCGCTTGCCGCGTCGTACACGGTCACGGACGGCGTCACGATCACGTACAGGATGTGCGACATGAACGGGAGCGACAGGAACGCGACCGTGTCCGCGACCGCACCGGCGAACCCGACGGACGGACAGTACTGGGTCAATACCACGACCGGCGAGGCGGGACTGTACGTCTACGACGGTGCGCAGAGCTCGTGGACTCCGGTGCCCACGTCCTACATCAAGATCACGATCCCGGGCGCGCAGCTCACGCAGAGCTTTGCCGCGGGGGATGTCGTCACGTTCAACTCCTACAATCAGGATCTCAACAGAGGCGCGATGATCCAGATCCTCGACGACGAGTACATGGTCGTCATGGGCATGATGAATGATCTCACACACACAGAGACCACAACAGCTTCATGGCATCTGAACATCCAGCGCAAGGTCCCGACGATGGACTACGTGTGCGCGGACGACAACCGCGTGTGGGGCTGCTACTACGGCTACAACACTGCCGGCGAGCTGGTGAATGAGATCTACGCATCGAAGCTCGGCGATCCCACAAACTGGTACGTGTTCCAGGCGCTCTCGACGGACTCCTACACGATGTCTTGCGGGGTGCCGGGGAAGTTCACCGGCTGCATCACGTATCAGGGGTACCCGCACTTCTTCAAGGAGAACGCGATCATCAAGGTCTACGGCTCCATGCCGAGCGAGTACCAGGCATACGTGACGAGCTGCAGAGGCGTGCAGGACGGATCGTACCGGTCGCTCGCGATCGTCAACGAGTACCTGATCTATAAGAGCCCGTCGGACATCGTCATCTACGACGGCTCGTATCCCACGTCTATCTCCCAGCCGCTCGGTCGTGACCGCGTGTTCTACTCGGCGGTCGGCGGCGGCACGCTGAACAAGTACTACGTCAGCATGGAGGACGCCGGCGGGAAGTACTACTACTTCAACTTTGACCTGCAGTACAACGTCTGGCACAAAGAGGACGCGATCCGGGTGGAGTCGTTCACAGCGGAGGAGAACGGACAGATCTACGCTGCGACGGACGGCAAGATCTACGGCATCGGCGCGAACGAGAACGTCCTGTTCCTGAACAAAAAGGTCGGGGAAGAATATGTGAAGTGGTACGCGGAGACCATCGACATGGGCGTGGACCTTCCTGACTACAAGACGCCGCGCCAGTTCACGATCCGTGCGTACGTCCCGGTAGACTCGGAGATCGTGCTGCAGATATCCTACGACGGCATGCCGTATGAGGACATCGGCATCATGCGTGCACCGGGCGAGCTGGTGTCCAGGGTGTTCCAGTTTGTCCCGTACCGGTGCGACCATTACCGGCTGAAGCTCTCCGGGCACGGGCCGGTGAGGATCTATTCCCTTACGACCACGTACGAGATGGACAGCGAGGAGAAGAATGAATATCACATTTGAGAAACCCATCCTGCGCGGGACACCGGAGCAGAACATCGCGGTCATAGACAGGTGGATCGCTGACACAGTAGACAAGCTCAACATGCTTGCGAAGAACAAGGAGAGCGAAGATGACGAATGATACAGTATACCAGATCAGCGCTCTGTACAACGACAGGACACGTGTGAAGTATGAGATGACCGACTTCGATGCACGTCGCCGTCTTGGTATCGTCGAATCGCGCTTAGGAAACACTGTGGACAGCGTAAACGGCCAGTCTGGCGCCGTATCACTGACAGCCGCTGATGTTGGCGCGCTGCCGAGTAACACAACCTACGTCTCGTCTGTCAATGGCTCGAGCGGCGCGGTGACAGTATCCATCCCGGACAAACTCAGCGACCTTACGAATGATACCGGGTTTATTACAGCCGGCAGTCTCGCGACGGTAGCAACGACTGGCAGCTATGACGACCTGGAGGACAAACCGACGGCATCCAGCCTCGGAGCGTACGTCCTTCCGTCGGGGGGCATCCCGTCTTCTGATCTGTCGTCTGCGGTCCAGACCAGTCTCGGCAAGGCGGACACAGCGCTGCAGAGTGCACCGGTAACATCTGTCAACGGGCAAACCGGCGCGGTAACTGTGTCGGTGCCGTCAGCACTCAGCGACCTTACAAATGACATTGGCGCGTATACGATGCCGTCCGGCGGTATTCCGCTTTCGGACCTCGCTTCTGCGGTAAGGACGAGCCTGGGCAAAGCAGATACTGCGCTGCAGAGTGCACCGGTCACGAGTGTCAACGGGGCGACAGGAGCGGTTACCGGACTTCAGACCACATCCAACCTCGTGACGAGCGTGTCATCGTCCAGCACGAACGCGCAGTATCCTTCTGCGAAACTGTTCTACGAC